GTTTGTGCTGCACTCTACACCCCCCCCCCAGTGCTGGCTGGGGAGTTTTAGTAGAATGCGGGCCAAGACGCCGCCAGTACTGCCGACGGCGAGCTCCAGGTGCATTATGCGCTGTGCCAGTGCAATGTGCACCTGGAGCGTTTGTGACCAATCCACATTAGGCGTAAATCGGCATCTGCGAAGTTCAGTCCAGGGTCGCCATTACAGCTTATGGCAGGCCTAACTCGGTGAGTCTTTCGATTTCGCACTAATAAGTGCTAGTGTGACTTCGAGCCGGTTTCTGCCAAAGTTCCCGCCCTGTCGGGCTCCATCTCGCGATGGACAAGATCGTTCAGTTCGCATATCCGAAGTTCCGTGCATGTGGGAGGCCTAGTGTGCTCGTCCACACTGCGAGAATCGTCACCCGTTTGGGTGCGTCAATGGCCGTGTCCAGTGCTGGCGGGTGCCGAATCCCTTGGGTGCTTCCCCTACTAGCCAGTCAACTGGGAGGTCTTACTATGACGCTGACGTATTCAGAACAGTGGTTTTCCAGCACGTTTCGGTCCACCTACACCGATCTAAGGTGGTGGTCCTAGTTTATCCAGACTTGCGCTGTCCCCTTGCCACCAAGTTCCAGCCCTTGGTGGTTCGAGATTCTTTCCGGGAGCTTGCCCCCATCACTCTAGTCCGTGACCGGGCTGGGTTTTGTAAGGTGCCCACCACACCCCGGCTTCCTAAGTCGCCTGCTTAAAGCGCGCCATTACAGCGCAACATCTCCGCGCAGTGGGTTGTCGAACCACTGAGTTCAGTGCCAAGCAAATAGCTTGTTCCACCACCGTAAGTGGGCACCGAACTGGTAGCAGTGTCTACATTCCAATTCATGAGGATAGTGCCAGATCACCTCCCCCACTTCGCGCGCCGGTGTGCCGTCCATTGGCACATCAACAGCCAAAGCTGGGTCAATGTTGTCCAGCATTATTGTAGAAGACCAGTCCTCCAGTTCCAACTGCTCTTCTATAGGAATGCCAAATGCCTTTGCAAATGAAACACGAGCCTCGACGGTTATAGGCTCTGGCACGAATGTGGCTCGCAAGTTGTCCGCCTCCATGACGGCTTTCCTTGCAAACCCCATTGTTTCAAACTGCTTCGGGTATTTGACACCCCCCAATAGGTGGAGAATCCGTGTAGCCATTGGTTGCATAACAGGTATGCCTCTGCAGCAATATGCCTCGCATTGTGCCATTGCTTTCATTATACGTTTGGCTCCCGCGGATTCGGAGTAATGCTTGTGAGTACACAAAAACCCACACATCATCCTCTCGTAGTTTCTCACAAATCGCCATTTGCCACCGGCAAACAACAATTTCGACCTACAAAAGGAGACATCCTCCGGTTCCCACCCATCCTCAGAACCGCACCACGACGACTCAGAGTTGAACCCAACCTCGCTCATTGCAGCAATGAACCGGTCTCGCAGACCGCGAGACTCTGATTGCTCCAATATAACCAGGCAGTCGTCCCCATCGTCCATTAGATCGTACTTGCGTACCCCTAACAATCGTAGTGCGGCAGCCACGGCGTTCACCGTTATGAGGCAATTGCCAAGCGCTGTGTCCATGTCTCCCGACATGCGCTTGCCTTTTACCCTATAACGAACGCCGTTTGCCGTTGTGCAAACATTATGTAGTTGCCAGGAAAGTAGCCTCTGCAGACTAGGATCTGGAAGCAACGACATATACAGCCCATGCACGGCCTGCAAGTGTTCGACCCTTACCGACCCATCGAATGACTTAATATCCGTAGTCAATACGGTGGGCCTGTCAAATGCGCTTATCTTTTGCCAAAACAGATCCGCCCTCCTCGATTGGCACAGCC